AACCAAGATTATCGTGCGTTGTTCGACCACAAAAAACGACTTCTGACGCCCAGGCCTACCCAGTTTCGCTATTTCGCACCGCACCGGCTCTGGCGGGAACGGCGAGAATGACCGTGCTGCGGCGAACGAGGCGGCGCCCACGGTCTTAAGCACACTACGGGTGGCCGCCTCGTTGGCCGCTGCCGCGCAACTGCTCAAGCCGGCGAAGTGCAGTCCTCAGGGAGGCCTTCGTGGCCTCATACTCCGCCACGTCAACCTCGTGAACACGCCCCGTGAAGCGCGCCCACTGACGACGCGCCATGGCCAACTGAGCGGCCGCATGATCCGAGCACGCGTAGTAGGGACCTACCGGCCCGTGCCAAGGCGGCGGATCGACCTCCACCCAGCCCTCCGCGAGACGGTCCGGAGGGCCCACGGCCGTCCTTTCACAGGAGCGGCACTTCCAACGCACCGCGACGATCTCGCGGTTGAAGAAACGCGTCACCGCAGGGCGATCTCAAGCACGGCCACGACAGGCGCCGCAACCAAAGCGAACCCGAGCAGCGCCGGACCGAGAGCGGAACGCCGGTCGTGCCCGGGGCGAACGTTTACCGCCGAACCGCCGCCGCAATCACCGCAGAACGAGTCCCGCGAGCAGTCAGGAAACCCGGCCCAGGAATCCACGGCTACATAACCACGACGACCGCAGCCCGGACAGACGGAAGCGATCTCCCTCATCCAACGCCCCAACAGTCGGAGTCGAGTGCCTCATCTACAACATCGCCAAGGTCGATCGACACCACGTCGTCGTCGCAGTCCGCGAGCACCAGGCCGTGGCGACGACAGACCGAGCGGTCGCGGTACCAAGTGCTCCGCGACTGCAACCGCTCGCCGCCGGAGTCCAGCACCAGGTGACCGAGCGCCGCCTTGGCTTCGCCTGCGCTCATCTCGCCCTCTTCGACCAACTCACGTACCCGACCGGCCAACTCCGAATGCGATGCCACCAGAACCCCTTTCGACGCGCGCCACAGCGGCTCAAACCGCCGGACGAAAGAATCCCGAACAAACGACGTATCTGCAACAACATCGACCGGCACGCGAGCTTCTTTAGCGAAGCGGCGCTGGTCCTCGGGACGCACCCACCGACCGCGGTCGGCCTCCCCCGTCTCCACGCCCTTGTCATACCAGCGGCCGAGCACGGCTCTACCCGAGGTCCCGAGGAACCAGACCGTCTCCACACGGTTGCCCCCCACCTCCCGCTGGACTTTCTTCGACACGCGAGGGACCGGCAGCGCGCCCACACCCGAGAGCGCCGCCAGGCCAGTCGCGCCGCCTTCGAATCGCAGATCGACGGCCGAATCGAGGCGGCGCACCCCGGCGAAGCCAGAGTCCCCGAGCGAGGGGCTCCTGCGCAGGGCCCCATCCGGAATTCCGTTCGGAAGATAGTCGTGTTCCGGTAGCCTGATCCCGCGATCCCGGATCGAGTCGGCCAGGAGGCTCGCCACCCCAGGGAGGTCCCCAGGATCGCAGAGGCCCTCCTCGCCTCCCGGCCGACCCTCCGCGAAGACGAGACGCGAGCCGGGGAACCAGCCAACCCGATGGCCCGCAACCTTTTCCGGCAGGAGCCTCGACCGGGAACCGCGGTCAGTCGCCAGATGTTCCATCGCCGCGACCGCGCTGCTTTCCTCGCGCAGGTACCAGGCGACCGACCAGGTGTCGACGCCTGCGGCCGCGACGCTCACGAGAAGAGCGACCCCTGCACACCCCGGAAGATCGCGCTACGCGACATCAGCCAGGGCGTCGTGCGGATGATGTCCCCGGTGCGACGCAGCCGGAGGACGACCCGGTCGTCTATGCGGACCGGCCTCCCCTTGCGCCCGTCGAGCCTAGTCGGGCGCCGCCACCGCTCCTCTACGAGCTTCACGTCCGCCCACTCCCAGCGACCCGCAACCTGAACTTCCACGGCCTCCCCCTCCGCCACCCCAGTCCCATATATGAGACTCAGACGGCTGTTAGAGGGAGCCGGGCCGGAGCGATCGCTTCTTGCTTTCCGCGTCAACCTTCCGGCCCCTCGTCGACAGCGGCGAATTCGGCGGTGTCGGGACCGTCGTCGTCCCGCAGGTGGCGATCAGCGTCCAGGAGCCGCGTCCGGGCTTCCTCCTGCGCGTCGTGGCGCCGCGCGGCGCCGCCTGCGGCGGCGGTCGCGCTGGCGAGCACGGTCGCTGCGGGGGGTGGCACGGGCGGGGCAAGCGGGAGCCATATCGCGTCCTCGGGGTCGACCAGGCCAGCGAACGCCCCGAGGTCGTGCGTGTCGTAGAGCCTCGCCATCCAGTTGAGCCGGTAAGCCTCTCGTTTAACGATCGCCTTCCCGGCCGCGTGGTACTGCCAGATGGCGAGGAAGAAATTGAAGGGGACGACCGGGACCCCGAGGACTTTGAACTGCTTGAGGTTACGAAGGGTGACGTGGTAAGTGAGTCGGTCGCGCACCTGGCGATCGAGGCTCTGGAGGTCCTGCGTGATCAGGTAGACGTCAGCCCCGAGCTTACGGGAGGCCGAGGCCCATTCGACCAGCCTCATCCGGTCCTCGTCGCGCCAGGTGCGCGCGTTCATGAAGACGTGCGCCTCGTCGATGACGACGACCATGCGGCCCTCGTCGCGACCTCGAGCCCGCACCCGGATCAGCTCCGCGAGGTCTTCGACGCGGTAGTAGTTGCGCGCCCAGCGGTCGGCCAGCCGCCTGCGGCGACGACCGAGCAGCCAGCGGAACGCGTTGCGGTTGGCGACCTTCTCCGTCCAGCCGTCCGTCATGGCGAAGTTGGTCACCACGAACTTGCCCGACTCGATAGCGTCCGCGGCTTTGCGGATGCCATAGAAGCTCTTACCGGCGCCGAGCGGGCCGGTGACCATGATCAGCGCCATCAGCGGCCCCCGTGGCTATAGGCGACGTGACGGAGGACGCCACGGGCGATGTAGACGAGCCAGTAGGGGACGCCAAAGCTGTAGAGGACGACCCCGAGCAGGCCACAGGCGACCAAGACGGCGAACCACCGGTACGACCTCATACGGACCGACCCAAGCCCCGCGCCCTTCGGCGCGGTAAAGCGGGCTGGCGAGGGGTGGATGAGACCGGGGAGAGGACCGAACCGGAGCGGCTACTACGGTTCTGGTCGAGCAAACGGAATGGCCGAGGGAACAGCGTCGGCCTGACGGCCTCCAGGCACCCCTCGCTTAGACGCGAGGGGCCGGTCCTGCGGACACAAGGACGCTCGGCCCTCACAGGACCCGGAACCACTTCAGGGCGACTTTCACGCCTAGGAACGTCACCCAGGCGGTGACCATCAGACCGAAGAACGAGAGGACCGTACCGAGCGGGAAGAACCAGAGCAGGGCGCCGACCACGCCACCCGGGGCGGACGGAGCTTCAGGGAAGCCGGGAAGGAGCGACAACGCGGCGGCTGCGATCGCAGCCAGCGCGGCGATCAGCCCATTAACCATGGCCACCAGAAGGTTGATCAGCACGTACGGCAGATCGAGAATCCCGTGGAGGATGTCTTCGAGGAACGAGAGCACTAGTCATCGGTCCCCGCACTACCACCGATCCCGAGCGCCGCGAACGCGAACATGGCGGCGATCGACAGCGTCGCGAGCACGACGAGGGTCGGGCGGACGATTTCCATCGCAGGTTCGAAGCCGCAGGTTGACGATTCCAGGTGCGCTTCTTTGAATTCACCAACCTCCGGCCCCTGATTGAAGTGTGCGAACGGGAGGTCGATCGAGGGACATTCGCCACCCGGACCCCAGCTGGTCAGGCCGTCCTTGAGCCAGCAGAAGATGCCGAACGGGAACTCACCACAGCCCACGTGAAGACTGGTAATCGGAGAGAGGTCGATCGGATCGATTCCGGGCGGCGACCAGGACGAAGTCGACGGAGCCGGTGCGTTGGCGGGGTTCGTCTGCACTTCGAGCTCATGTTCGGTCGCCGGGTCGAGACGAGTCTGCGGCGCCGGGGCCACGTGAAGTACGGCATTCGGGCCGACATGCGGATCAGTAGCCGCTTCGCCACGGTCGACCCGTTCCGGCTTGAGGCCAGCAGGGAGGGACGCAACGTATTCCGAATAGGACTCGCCTTCGGAGAAGGCCGGGACGACGAGCGGGAGGAACGCGGGGTTGACAGTCACCGTCACGGTCGCACCTTTTTCGACCACCGACGAGGCGGCCGGGGCGGTGGCGGTCACGGCAGAGGCCGGACGAGAGACGTCGGCCGCTTCCCAGCCGAGCGTGTTGCGGACCGGAACGAGACCGTCAGCTTCGAGGAGCGCCACGCATTCTTCGTAGCTCCGGCCGACGCAGTTAGGCACGGTCGCTTCTTTGCTGTACGGATTGCCGACGCCTGATTCCGGGACCCGTGAAGCCACATAATGCGCGACCCGACCCGCGACATGCGGATCGACCACCGGTTCCGCCAGGCTCTGTGCCATACGTTCCGGCCAGTCGACAGGCGGCGAGTGGGAATTGCAGGCGGTCGCGAGCCCGGCCGTGCAGTAGTTCTGGGACGACGAGGGGACGCTCGGCCAGCCTTTGGCCGAAGCTTCAGATTTCGTAGTGCTTGACACGCGGAGACCATGGGTAGCCGCCTGCACCGCAGCGCCAACGTTCGTTCCCGTCGCCGCGCAGGGACTAGCCGGGGTCCCGGGGTACCAGTGATCGACCTCACCCGGCGGCACCGGAGCCGTGAGGCCACACTGACCTTTTTCGTCGGTCCAATTGCCGATGTACTGGGTGCCGACCGACCACACGTAGGACATCGGTGGAACGGGCCCGGCCGACAATTCACCAAATTTGACAAGGCCGCCTTTTTCGACGAGCGACCAACCACCCGCAGCGAACGATTCCTGCGTATTTTCGCTTTCCTCCCCGAAGCAGCTAGACGAGCCAAAAAGGCTGAAGACGGAGTTACAGATGAGCTTGCCAAGGCCGTATCCGACACCGAAGGCGACGGCCGCGGGCGCCAGCACGGGAAGTACACCGCCGACCTCAAAGGCGGCCGCGGCCTCGCCGCCAGCCTCTACGCCAGCGGCGACGGTAGAACCGCCACCAAGAGCCTCCTCACTGCTGATGGCCTCCGCCGCCGTCGCAGGGTCCTCGACAACGGCCTGAGCCTCAGGGGTCAGGGTGTTGCCTTCAAGCACGACATCGGCGGTCCGCGGTCCGCCGATCTCTTCCATCTGGGCTTCACTCAGGATCAAGCCGTGTTTCCAGACCTCCCCCTCCTCTTCGACGTAGAGCCAGCAGGAAGAGAGGCCGCCGCAATCCGACGAAACTTCGACGTGCTGCCAGGAGAACGTTTCGGCGGCCGAGGCCGAGCCAGCACCTACCGCCGCCCAGGCCACACCAATGGCGACCAGGACGAGGAGCAGAGCAATAGGTGCTGGCACGGACCCATGGCCGTACCGCGTTAGGCGCGGACGATCCGCCGAAGGAGCTTGTAGGCGATCATGATGCCCAGGAAGAGACCGACCACCCCGAGAGCGATAGGCACCGCCGCGCTGATCTGCGTGCTGGCCCCGTCGGTCACTTTGCTGTAGTCGACGGTCGGTTCTTCCCCAGCCGCGAAGGCCGACCCGACGAGAGCGAACGCGAAGAACGCCGCAAGCCCGAGGGTCACGCCGATCTTGGTCTTGAGGGAGCCGAGACGGCCCATGTACTTGGTCACCAGGACCACTTCCTTTCTGTTTGTTTTGCACTGACCCCGTCATCAGGTATTCACCATCCGACGAAGAATCGAAAGACCGACGAGGGCGACGATCACCGCAAACGCGATCCCGAGCGATAGCTCAAAACCGGCGATAAAGGCGCCTACGTCCGGCTGGTCTGAGACGACACCGATCAACGCTGACCGTGCCTCAGTCCGAGAAGGTGAGGCAGGTGCCACCACAACACGACCGCCATCGACGCCAGACCGAGGACGAACCCCAGCAGGAACATCGACCCGCTAGGCACGCGGCATCACCTGCCGGTAGAAGAAGTAGCCAACGAGCCCACCAGCGGCGACGCCGATCAGGTACCAGAGCGCGGACCGGGTCGATTCGGCCCCAGCATCGACAGAAGCCTGTAAGCCTTCGGTGGCTTCGGTGACACCTTCACTGGCGCCACCGGTCAGGCGTTCAGCCAGCACACCTTCCGCACCGAGGGCGCGTTCGATCGACTGCAAGTCAGAGACGACTTCGCCGCGCACGGATTCCGGCAGCGGACCTTCCACCGACAACGCGTGATCGATTTCCCCGAGAATGCTCACAGCTTCCGCCTGACGTTCGAGCGAGGCGACCCCCTGAGCATGCCCACGGAGCTGCTCGCTGACGACCCACCAGAGCCGTTCGCTGACTTCGCCGAGGCGGTCGACAGTCGCCGCGCAGGCCGCATCGGCTTCGATGCGGGCGAGGCGCTGTTCGACGACGGACGGGTCAGCCCCTTCTGGCGCCGGTTCCGGAGCCGCAGGGCAGCCCGGCCGTTCGCCAGAAGGGACCGGAGCGACCACTTCGGCTTCATCAGGAGCATAGGTAGCCGGTTCGTCCGCCAACGCCGAAGAGGACGCAGAGAGCGCGGACGAGGCGATCACAAGGATCACCAGGCCGAGGGCACGGAGAGGACGCACGGAAGCCCACAGGGCGCGTCAGGAGGCTTTGGCGACGCGGACCTGAGTCGGCCGGAACGTGCCCGCTCGACCGTCACCGATCGCGACCTCGCCCAACACCGTCACCGGCTGGAATTTCGGCGCCTTGGTCACGTCGAAGTCGGCGGCCTCCTCCAGAGCGCGGAGCGCGCACCTCACCGTCTGCGTCAGGCCGTCACTGTTCTCGAACGCGATCTCATAGGCATCGCCGTATTCGATCTTCTCGCCCGTGCTGCGGTCGACGAAGTCGCCGCCCTGCCTACTTTTACCTAGCAGGTTGCCGGAGAACTGAACCGGAAAAGAAGTACGCATCTGCGCCTCCCGAAGTTGAGGCGAGGGTCACAGTAAGGCAGACAGGAAGCCGGATACCGTACCCTCGCCAAGTGGTCTTAAGCACGCCAAAAAGCTAGACCACAACGGCGGCGCGAACCAAGATTATCGTGCGTTG